GATTATGAATCGCATGGTGACTGAACTATCTTTGTATATGCATCCGATAGAGTTAGATAAGTGTATGGACTTTATGTGGACATTAGAGTCTGGAGAGTTTGACACTAACATGAGTGTGTCAGATTGTGAGTGGCAGTTAAAGATCATTTTAGGCAGTGAACGTTTTGAAATGATTAGAGATAAGTGGAAACAAGATAATACTAAACTAATGACAGTTTATGGTAAACTTAAATATAAGTGTAAGAAAGATGGTAAAGTCTATGATGGACTTGACCCAGAAGATAAGGAGACTGACTATGAAAAAATCTACGTATAAGCCAAAGCCTAAGCCTAGACCGAGACCAAGATAATGCCTGTACCACCAGACTATGTGCGTAAAGCCGCACAACGTGCTTTAGATGTAAGAGAAACACTTGCGCCTAGCAATCGTGCTGGGACGAGTGTTGGACTTGCTAGAGCAAGAGACTTAGCAAGAGGTGCTAATGTAAGCAGACAAACGATTAACAGAATGATTAGTTATTTGAGTCGTACTGAGAAAGTTTACAAAGAAGCAAAAGCAAAGGGTAGAACAATCCAAGATAGTAAGCAAATACTTGCAACATATCTTTGGGGAGGGCCTAGAGCATTAGCATGGGCTAAAAGTCAAAAGAATGAAGATTGATTTAAGTTCGTGGTCTGATCATCAGATATGTGAGTTTCATAATCACGTACTAAAACAAGGAACAAACTATACAGAAGATGACGGTTACAATTATCATTTAGATCAGAACGATGCAATTGTAATGTTAGCAAAACAAACATTAATTGACAGGGGTACTTGTAGTACACTTGTTTTAAAATACAGAGGTAAATTATGAATTACAAAGAAACTCAATATACATTAGACAAACTTATTTCTAGTATGTGTTGTGCCTCATGTCATCATCATATAGAAATTGCAATGCAACGATTGAGTGATGTAACAGAATTAAATCAATTTAGAGTAGACTTGTTAACAGCAACAAACAAACCAAAATTAAAAAAGACAATCGAAGATTTGTTTTTAAAACATACTCTAAGAAAGGAGAAGCACGATGCCAAAGAAACCAGTTAAAGGTGGTGCCATGAAAGGCGCTGGTAGACCTAAAGGCTCTACAAACAAAGTTACGTCTGAGAGAATACTTAGACAGATATCTTTACAGATGGGTAAACCTTTTGAACAATTGTTAGCAGAAGGTTATCATGCTAGTATCATTGCGTGTGATACTACTGCACGTATACAATACGAAAAACTTATATTAAGTAAAGTCATTGCAGACAAGCATGAGTTAGATGTACATTCAATGGGACAATCACTTGTGAATAACTTTAAGTTTAATCAGCAAGAGTTACCAGAATGGCAAGAACCTAATCTAAAGATTATAGATGCCAGCAAATAATATAGATATAACTCTCTATGGAGAGCAACAGACTATTATGTCTGATTGGCTTGAAACAGATAAGAGTTGTATTGACATTGTGCCTGTAGGATCGGGTAAGACATTCTTAGCCGCAGTTGCTTTGCCTTTGTTTGCAACAGATGAAAAGTATCATAAAGGTAAAGACATTATCTATTCTGCACCTACTGGTTCTATGATCAAGTCTTTGATCTGGGAGCCACTCAAACAATCATGCATGGATCACTTTGGTCTAAGAGATGGTAAAGAGATCAACAACAGTGAACTAACAATTAAGTTCCCTAACGGTGTTTTTATAAGATGTAAGTCTGCTGAGATGAAAGAGAATCTAAGAGGACTTAACGTAGGTGTATGGGTAGCAGACGAAGCCGCACTTTACTCACAAGATACTTTACAAGAGATAACAAACAGATTAAGACCTAGAGTAGGATCAGCAGACACTACTGGTAGATTGATTGTTATATCTACGCCTAACGGTAATGGTCCCTTATACGATCTATTCAATATGGCAAAAGACAATCCAGATAGATATGTTGTTCGTCACATGAACTACTTAGAAATGCGTAGTGGTAACTTAGAGTTTATCGAAGAACAAAAGAAGATGATCAGTCCACTTAAGTTTGAGCAAGACTATATGTGTTCGTGGGAGTCAGTACAAGATCAGTTCTTCTATACGTTTAACAGAGCAAAGCATTGCAGAGATATCTTTGACAATCTAGGTGACATCTATACATTCCATGACTTTAACAAAAGAGTTATGTGTGCAACTGTAGCACAAGTTAACAAGCCAGGCGATATGAAAGGTACGATAGAGATACTTAAGTCGTATGCAATTAAGAACTGTTCTACAGAAGAACTAGCAAAACAAATTAGAGAAGACTATCCTAGACGTAGAATTTATTCTATTATCGATATGTCTGGTGCACAAACAAACAGAGATACTACATCGACATTCGGTGTAACAGATAGAACTATCTTAGAAAAGTATGGCTTTACAATTATCAATAGTAAACGTAGCAACCCTTTGATATCAGATACAGACAATAGTAGTAACGCATTTATAAACAGAGGTGGACTTGTCATTAGTCCATATGATGTACAATCTATAGAAGCATTACAGAGTTATCACTTTGAAGATGGCACACGTAAGAAGTTAGTAAAATACACTGATGCAAAATATTCGCATATTGATGGCTTAGGCGATTCTATTCGTTATGGCATACATCATCTATTTCCTATACAACATGATTCATGGGGTGGTGCAGAATATCAAGGTATGGATGAACGCATAAGCAGAGCAATGGAGCCAGGCATAGAACACAAACCATATAGTCCGTTATATGAAGGTGGACCTACATGGGAAGAGATTATGGGTAAACGAGACGAGGATATCGATCATGTTATTTGGTAGTATATTATATTTTTATAATAAAAGTTTAACTATAAATACATTATGAGTGAATTTGATACACTAGCAAATGACTATGACAGTCTGCCAGACTTAGAAGCAAGAATGGTAAGATATAGCAAAATCATGTATGATTTGTCGTTGCCAGGTCAAGTTCGCAAACACGAACACACATACACACACTATAAAAAACAAGTCATAGGTCTTGTATATGAATATACAAGAATTAAAGGCACGAATAAATTAACAGAAAAACTAGACACGATGATTAAGAAAGTAGACAAATTACGTGAGATAGAATACAAACGAGAGGAATAGAAATGGCAAATACAGTAAGAACACCAATAGATGAACGTTTATATCGTAAGTGTAAACACAACGAAGTAACAGATTGTTGGGAATGGCAAGGTGGCATAAACAACAGTGGCCCTGGTTATGGTATGATTAGAGATACTGATCACAATGGTATGAGAACAACACATAGAGTATCTTATGAAATACATCATGGCGAAATACCTAAAGGCAAATTAGTATTGCATAAATGCGATAATACTTTATGTGTCAACCCAGATCATTTGTTTCTTGGCACACACTTAGATAACACGTTAGACATGATTCAGAAAGGTCGACACAATCACTACGGTGTTAAATCAAAAATTAAATGTAATCATTGCGATATGGTAGCACAAAAAGGTTTGATTAATCGTTGGCACAACGATAACTGCAAACATAAAAAGATATAATATATTATAAATACATTGTTACTACTAAATAACATCATTACATTCTAGGAAAATAATCTATGAAGTCTAAAGATTTACTCAGACAAAGTCCTCTTTACGCCGCAATGTTACCTCAAATGCTGAGTTATCAAGTGGCATATCTTGGTGGACTACAATTTAAAAGACATGTACGCAAAAAGCGTCCATCAGAAGATTCAAATCTATACTTAGACTTAATCGAAAACACAGTTGCACAACCTATTTGTCGTTATATCGTTGATACGATTAATGACGTAGTGTTTGAGCCAGGCATCAAACGTGATCTTAAATTTGCTACGCCACAAGGTACAGCAATCAATCCAGACAACATAGAATGGTCACAACTTATGTTACTAGATGCTGATCTACAAAACAGATCAATGAACGCATTCATGGAGAACGTAGGCGATCTAACTTCTATCTATGGACAGTGTTGGGTCTTTGTAGACATGCCACAAGAAAACGAAGGCAACTTAGGCAGACCATATGTTGTTGCAATCAATCCTATATCAGTATGGGACTGGGAATATGACATCTATGGCGGAAAACCTTGTCTTAAATATGTTAAAGTATTAGAGAACGAAGACGATGAGTGTTACTACTTAAAGTGTTATCACTTAGGTGGAGATGATTATCCATCATATTGGATTAGTTACAAAGTTAAAAAAACAGCACAAGAAGACGAAGAAGCAGAAATCATAGGTGAAGGCACATACCCAGAAGGTATGGGCATACCAGGATTCATGGCATATGCTAAAATGGATCCTAGATCAATAGATTACGGTATCTCAGATATCGACTCAGCCTCAGATGCAATGAGAGAATACTACAAGTTAGAATGCGATGCATACACATCAATTCAGTTTGCTAAAACATTAATTAGAGCAGACAAAGGCGTATCAGTTCCAGCACAAGCAGGTTCAATTGTCAGAGCAATGCAGGGTCAGTTAGAGACTATCCCTGTAGACACAGGCGATGTTACTAAGACAATGGAAAAACAAAAAGAAGTTTTAGATCAAATAGAAAACTTGACAGGCTTAGGTGGACTAAGAATGTCTCGTCATAATGTGCAATCAGGTATTGCAATCATAGAAGAACGCAAACAATTACATAGAGTTGCTAAAGCAAAAGCAAGACTTATGGAAGTTACAGAAGAACAAATCTTTACATACGCCGCACGTTTTATGAACATGCGTTGGGCTGGCGAAGTTCTCTATGCAACTGATTATGATGCACATGACACAAATTATAGAATTGCTGTTTATAAAGAAGCAAAAGCATTAGTACCAGATAACGCAATGGTCAATGATATGATAACAAAAGACATCATTGCTATTTTAGCACCTGATGAATCTATTGCTCAATATGAACAAGCATTTATTGACACAGTTGAAGATCCTGCTATGAGGCAGTTGATGACTGATGACAATGAAAGAGTTTTAAGCCGTGATTTACAATCACAAATCCCTACTTATAATGATGATTATGAAGGGGAAAGTGATGGTGATGAAAGTTTAGAAGCATATGATGGTAGTGGCCCTGGGAGACCAGTAGCAATACAAAACACTGGACCTTCATATGAAACGCAACAAGCAGTTGCAGTACAACTTAGCGGACTGAATACAGGACGTTAAATACAATAACAATCGAATCGTTTATTACGTAAAATAGGAGAATTTAATGATTGATGAAAATATCGGTGGCAACGAACAAGCCCTGCAAGAAGATGCAGTAGTGAACAGTGACAATAATGTTAATGCTCAACAATCTTCAAGTGAAAGTACAGTTAATCCTAGTGCTATTCGTAAATCGCAAACTCAAGGTATTTTAAATGCATTGAGTAAAGCATCAGGGCAGAACTTAAGTTCAGTCGAAGATGCAGTGCAATTTATAGCACAAAGTAAAACAGTACAGACACAAGTCGGTGGCAACGTACAGCCAGTGGAGCAACGTCAACCCGAGCAACAGACTCGTTCTGTTTCTAACAATGACTTGCAAGAACAGTTTCAAAAATTACAGTCAGAGTTATCTTCTAAAGAAGTAGCACTGAAAGGTAAAGAACTTGAATCTGATATCATGCAATCAATGGGTGATCGTTTTGATTCTGATCTTACAGAATATGCTATGCAGAAAGTTAAGTCTAACATTCAATGGAATGAAGATAAAACTTACAGCATTGTAAACGCTAAAGGGCAAGAACGATACGGATCAGACGGCGAACCACTTACGTTAAAAGATTTAGTAGAAGAAGTAGCACAAGGTAACCCAAAGTTACTTAAGCAAAATTCTAATACTCAATCTGGTTCTGGATTAAGACCAGGACAGAGTAAATTTGCAGGTAGCAATTTAGATGCTATACCAGATTATACGAAAGATCCAGCCGCTTTTAAGCAATGGAAAACACGTAATGGTCTAGGTAGAGGTGTCGGTATTAAAGGTCTACAAGTAAGTGTCTCTGATTCTAGTCCTAAACGGAACTAATTTGTTTAAGCCAATATAATATTTTTAAAGGAGATTAATCATGGCATACGTATTAGGCGGAGTTAATAATGAAGCAGATGGCTTCACATTCGCAATAGCAAACTTTGCATTGGAAGCAATGCATGAGTCACAAGGTCTTGTAGACTATACAAGAGTAGTGACTCCAAATCAAGGTGACACGTACTTAGTTCCAAACTTTAGTGCTATCACATACCAAGACTACGATCCCAACGCGGCACCTGGAACAGGTTTCGGAGTTGGTGGTGCTGTAGAACAGAACCCTAGTCTTGCACAACGTTCTATCCAAGCAACTCCTGCTGTGGCAGCAACTGCATTTGATGTGTTCTATTCATGGACAACATCATTTGAATTAGCGGCTACTTTAGGTGAAGAATTAGGTGGATCATATGGTGAAAAAGTAGATCAACGTGTAACAGCGGCATTTGTGCAAACAGGTGGAGCGGCATTAAGTACTACAGGTTTCAAAAACACACCAGCAAACACTTCTGCTATACCAGCAGTCGGTGACGGCTTTGCAGTCATTAGTGAACTAGGTGCAATGGAACTTCAAGTAGATGGCGGCGCAGTTAACGCGGCTGGTTCTGCTGGTTTTATTTCTAACACAGTTTTAGGACTTGTTCAGTTAATTAAACAGAACTACACAGTTGCAAAATTACCTGGAACACCAATTATCGTTATGGATTCTAACGGTGCTACACCAGCAGGTGTTGCTACACAAGGTTCTTCAATGCTTAGAGCATTATCAGAACTATCAGGTGGAGCAGTAGGTACAGCAGGAACAGGTGGATCAGCAATTACTTCATTAGGTGAAGAACTACTTGCTACAGGCACATTAACAAATCTATATGGATGTAGAGTTATTTTCTCTAACTTCTTAGTAGACGTTGTTGCTGATGCTGGTGGAGCAACTCCAACTAATGGTAACATTAATGGTGTCGCAACTGCTGTAAAAGTAGGAGCATACTTCCATGAAACAGCACTATTCACAGTTCTAAAAGAAGGACTTCAAGTGAAAATGGGCGAGAAACCAGGTGGACTACAAATGTGGTTAACAGGTCTTGCGTATATGGGTGCAGGCGTCGCTGATCGAAGACGTGGTGGAGCAATTAATATATCTCAAGGTTAATTAATTTAATTAGTATAGGAATAATATAATGTCAGTACCTTTTCAAAGAATCTCAGATGCAACAGTAGCAGATATAATCTTCTACGATCCTTCTGCTGAACGCAGAGCCTCTCAAATGCAAGTTGATTGGGACACTTACTTTAATGTAGGGTCACAAGAAATATTGTATTGGCTAGAGTTCGGCTGGTGGCCGCAATACTGCGATACTGTGATGGGTGCAACACTATACTCTAATTTGCCCAACGGACAAATGATCTCAGCATTCAATCCCAATCTTTTAATTAAGAATGATCAAACATTAATCAGACTCGATACTTTTATGGCGACTAAAATCTTCTATGAAAGTATTGTTTCTGATACTAGTAACGTTAACTCTGTTGACGCCGCTAACTTTGGTCATGCTTTAGCAAGATATGAGAAAGAACAAGAGAAAGCCCTACAGTTAATGAATTTTTATGATTTAAATCAGGATGCCCCTGATGGACCAACAACTAAGTTAGAAGAAAATTGGGTCGCAGATCCAGACTTTTTTAACAACAATAGGAGATGGTTCTAAGTGGCACTTCCGTTAGTCGACAAAGCAAAAGTAGTAACATACTTAAAAACTGTTGCGAAAATACAAACACCAATCATTGAAGTGTCTAGTACTTTCCCTTCAGAAGACGATAACATTGCTTATGGTCTTTACGTTGATGATGTGACTAACAATGGTAGATCAATAAATCAATTAGGAGTACAGGCTTGTGCATCAATGTATGATGCAGAAGATCAATTTAATATACTTTATATAAGTTTTCAAGGAGATCCTCAAGCACCTGTAATTCTTAGTTCAATTAACGACTTGGCTGCAAATGTCACTTTCTTTGATGGTTATAAATCAGTAGAATTTGACAGAGATGTGACCATTGGACAAAGAAGTGAAATACATAACTATACTTTTACTTTAACTAGACTTGAATTTAATAACGCCTACCAATCTTAAAGGAGACTAATCATGGCAACAGTAAGAAATATAAACGTCAATACAACAGGGTCTTTCCCTCACTTGTATTTGTCAACAGACTTGACAGCCTTCACAGGCTCTCAAGCAACATTCTCAGGTTTGGATTTGTTACCAGTTACTTGTCTTACAGACGTAACTATTAACAACTCTACAGGTATCTACAGTTTTGTAGACTTCTGTGGACCAGACATGAATAAACTAACCACACCGGCTGATAATTCAATCGATGCTAACATTGTGTTAGACTCGCTAGAATTCTTTGGTGATGCTACTCATTCACCTGCTACAGGTGCACCATTTTATGGTGTAAATGGGCTTTCATCAAACAAAATCGAAGTACAATTTATACTTGTACTAAACGGTGATGATACAGTAACAAATGGTATTGGAAAATACTATTATCAAGGTAAAGGTTTTATTACTTCAATCGCACCTACAGTGAATCCAGACGCACCAGTTTGGGTATCACCAATTTCGATTGCTGTAACAGGATCATTTACAGATGGTATTATTGTAGCATAAGTTTGACTAATCGTAGAGACGTTAGAAATAACGTCTCTGCTTTTTTAATAATTTATAAAGGAAAAACAAATGAGCAATTCAGAAGTCTGGCTAAAATCAGACGAAGACAAACTAAAATCACTAATCAGTGATGAAGCAAAAATGATGCCTATGCTAGATAATATGCAGGCAACAATTCGACAACTCAAAGCAAAACAAACATTTAGACTAGCACTGCTAAATCAACTGCTAGAAAGCCTTGACGGCGATACTAAATACAATAACAACAATTCATAAAGGAGAAACAAATGAAACTTTCAACACTAACCAAAGAACCACAACTAATCGAACTCTTAATTGACGATAAAGACATCGTTAAAGAGTACGGAGAAGCCCTATCGTTTCACACGTGGGACAGACAACCAATGCATATCTTTACTCAGTTAGCCAACATGTCACAAGACAATGATGGTAAACAAGATATTGGCGGAATGTTAAATTTAGTTAAACAATTAATTTTAGATGATGAAGGAAAAGAAATCATCACAGACAAAGCAAGTCTTCCAACAAATGTATTAATGTCAGTTATAAAAAAAGTAACTGAAACATTGGGGAAGTAACAAGCGAGGCATTAGATGTAAAATCTGCAAAGATGACCTCGATTATGCAGATAGACACAATTGGTAAAAGATATGGTCTTTTACCAAGTGAAGTAATTAAAAGAGCAGATTCATTTGATCTTTTTATTATGGATGCGGCACTAACTTTCGAGCAGTATCATAATAAGAAGTCAGAAACTGGTAAAGAACCAGTACCTGATTATTCAGAAGAAGAATTATTAAAAATACATAAAGGAAATTAGAATGGGACTTAAAGTAAATTCATCAGTGTTTGAAAAACGCATGAAAAAACTTTCTGGCCTGCCTAAGTTTCTTTTAGCAGATGCTCTAAGACTTACAAAAGAAAACACACCTGTTGCATCGGGCAACGCAAGAAACAAAACAACAATTAAAGGAAACAAAGTCGTGTCTGACTATGCCTATGCAGGCAGACTTGATGACGGGTACAGTAAACAAGCACCTCAAGGTTTCACAAAGCCAACAATTGAACAACTAGATGACGATGCAACTAAATTCGTTAGGAAAATTTAATTATGGCACAAGATATCAAAGTAGCATTAACGTTAGATAATAAACAGTTTAATAAAGCACTTAAACAAAGTGAAAAGAATGTACAAGGTCTCGGAAAAAATACTGGAGTTGCTACAACATCAGTTAATGGACTTGTTGGTGCTTTTCAAGCATTCATTGCATTAGGCGTAGTTAGAGAAATTGTTAATTTAACAGATGAATTTACAAGTCTTAATAATAGACTAAAAGCAGTAACATCAAGTGAAAAAGAAGCCGCATCAGCACTACTACTTGTACAGCAAGTAGCAAGTGATACACGTAGTGATTTAGCATCTGTTGCAAGTTTGTTTGCAGACATTACTATTGCATCAGAAGAATTAGGTCTATCACAAGAACGTGTTGCAGGCATAACAAAAGTATTCTCACAATCATTGAAAGTATCTGGAGCAGATGCTGGTACAGCCGCAGGTGCTATTAGACAGTTTGGTCAAGCATTAGCATCTGGTGTTTTACGTGGTGACGAATTTAACTCTATCAACGAAGCAAACAGTAAGTTCATGGGAGAACTTGCTAAAGCATTGGGTGTTACTCGTGGTGAATTACGTGAACTTGCAAGTCAAGGTAAAATTACTTCTGAGATAATGATCGATGCCACTGAAAAGATGGCACAAAATGTAGAAGATGCATTTGGTAAAACAACAGGCACAATCGGCGAATCATTTACAAATTTACGAAATGCAATTGTTGGTACAGTTGGAGAAATGGGAGAAGAATCTGGTGGTATCGCGGCCTTAGCAGATGCTATCAATGGCTTAGCGGCCGCTATTAATATGCTTAAACCAGTGTTTAATGTTATTGCAGGGTTGACTGGACTTATAGCACAATTAGTAGCAACTACTGCATTATTTTTTGGTGCATTTAAAGGAATAAAAGTTGTTGCAGATGTCTTTTTTGGGTCACTTAAAAAAGGCACAGGTAATGTATTATCTTTAAGGGCAGGATTTAAAGGATTAATTGACTCAACTAAATTGTGGTTTACAACAACAGCGGCAGGCACAGGTGTTTTAGCAAAAATGTCACGTGGTGTTGTTTTTGTAACTTCAGCAATTAGTGGAATGTTTACATCATTGAGGAAAACAATCTTTAGTTTAAAATCTTGGAAAATATTCTTAACATCAAGTATAAATCCACTTAAAAGTATTACAAAAGAAACAGGCATACTAAGAGGAATTTTTATTGGATTAGGCAAAACGATTTTTGCTGTTCTTAGAAAATTCATAGGAATATTAGTAGTTAAAGATATAATTGAATTGGTTGTCAAGGCTGTGGCATTATTAGTTGATGGATTCGGAAAATTATTTGGCTTGGATTTTGGATGGTACGAGGTAACTGCCAAACAGTTTGATAAACTCAATAAAAAAATAAACAATGCTTTAAAAAGTATCGGTAAGTTCTTGTTTGGTTGGATGTCATTTAAAGACGAAGTTGAAGATACAAACACAGATAAAGCGGCAAAAGAAATAGATGCAATGGCACAAGCCGCAGAAGACTTTGCAAAACAATTAAAAACTGTAAGAGAAGAATTAACAGGTGACTTCTTAAAGAACGAAGAAGCAGGCAGATATGCAACTGAATGGGAAAATGCTCAAACAAGAATAGCAGATGCAACTGGTGCTATTGCTATATTGCAACAAGGAATTGCTAATCTTACTCCAGATAGTAGTTTTGTTGGTCCTATAATAGAAGCAACTGTAAAAGAGTTAGAAGCACTTAGAGCAGAATTAGGTGCAACAGAAGCAGAATTTGCGTCAGCCATGAGAGCGGCAGACAAATTAAAAAGAGGTTGGGAACAGAGTTTTACTGACATACGGGATACCTTATCAGAAGGATTGGGACTAGTAGATTTAGAAAGAGAATTTTCTGAATTTGATATGGATGATGCAGGACGAGCCATAGAAGCAGAAATACGCAAAATAACTGCTTTGGCTGACGAACAAATTAAAGAACTTACAAAGATGATAGCCGATCCGGATATTGGCACAGCCGAAATGAAGGCAAACTGGCAAAAAGCATTAGATGCAATACCAGAACGATTAGAAATTAGTATTGCAAGAGTAAAAGAACTTATTCCAGAATTATTTGCTAAACAAGAAGCAAAAGATGCTGTTGATGAATTTACAGCACAAATGGAAAGAGCAATGGATTCTTTCGATAACATTTTTGATGATTTAGAAGTTGCAGATACGCCAGGAGAAATTCTTGCGTTAATTGAAAGACTAAAGGAATTAAGCAGAACAACTGATATTGATTCAAAAATAATTGAAGAAGGTATGGCGAGACTTAGAAATGCCTTTGCTAATTTACCAGCCGCAGAAGGATTTAAACAATCAATATTAGCCTTGGCTGACTCATTTACTCCGTTCCAAATGGCAGTAGATGCAACAAACGCAGTATGGGGCAATATGTCTTCTGCTATTGATAATTTAGTAGACAATGGTAAAGCATCATTTAGTGATCTTGCTAAGAGCATTGTAAAAGACTTAGTTAAAATGATTATGAAAGCATATCTGTTTAACGCAATCATGGGTCTAGGTGGAAAACTAGGCTTTGACATGTCGTTTATGAAACGAGAAAAAGGTGGTTCAGTATCACAAAACACACCTTACATGGTAGGTGAGAAGGGACCAGAACTATTTGTACCAAGTAGTGCAGGCAGTATTGTGCCTAACAACGCATTAATGGACGGTGCTAGTTCAGGACCTGTAACAAACAATTATATTACTAATAACATACAAGCATTAGATTCTAAATCAGTCGCACAAGTATTTGCAGAAAACAGAGAGTCTTTATTAGGAACAGTAGAATATGCTCGTAAAGAAACAGCATACGGAGTTTAACGATGGCAGCCTTACAAACAATTATAGATAACTGCAACGGAATGACGATTAATAGACGTAAAGTTGTTGGTCAACAGATTACACGTAATCAGATACCAAGAGTATCTACAACACCAACAAAGAATCCATGGACAATGGAACTAGATATGCCTACATCGTTTCAGTATAACAATGCTAGAGCATTAATGGAGTCAGTAGACACATTAGATCGTACTGGATACGAAGATGTAACGTTTTCAAACAATGCTGATCTATCTTGGATATTTAGATATCAAGGAACACTGCCTTTAACACAATTAAATGGATTACTAGTATCTAGTTTTGTAGGCAATCAATTAATATTGAGTGGCTTGCCCCCAATTAATCAAAACAGAGTTATATTTGAACCTAATGATTTGATACAAATCGCAGGCTTTCCTTATCCGTTTACTTCTACTACACAAGTTGTTAGAGGCACTGGCGCTACAATTACAATTACTACACATAGACCAAATATTATTACAGGTAGTATTACGGGCTTAAATATACTCGTAGGAAATAATTGTATTTTTAGATTGTTTTGCCCTAACATGCCAGTTTACAAACTAATTGTAGGTGGTAGACAACTTTCAGCAGGTGGCACATTAGTAGGAAATGCATTAATTGAATGGTCAGACCCATTTCAATTATATGAATACGTAGGAACAAGTTAATATGGATACAATACCAGCAGTTGAGAATAGTCCTCCGCAGATTAATAGTGCGGAGTTTGTACGTGTTACAATTTACAACGACTATGAAGACCCAACTGATACATCAATTCTAACTGCATCATCAGCATACAAAGACGAGACTATTGATGGTCAAGTTTTCTCTGCTGTTGGTGGACTTATGGCTGTTGGTGGACAACAAAAAAGCATAAGAGTTACAAGTGCTGACACAACAGTTGCATTGAGTGGTATACAAGGTACATTAATTAACACAGTTTTAGGAACAAAGATACGAGGCAGTGAGTTAGAAATATGGCGTGGTTTTTATGACGATGCAGGAATACTCACTAGTACAGCAAAAAGATTTACTGGTATCATTACAAGTTATAATATTAACGAAGATCGTGCTGGTAACGAAGACAATTTTACAGTTTCTGTAAATGCAAGTAGTTATAAAACAGTGCTATCAAACAGAATTGCAGGAAGAAAAACAAATCCAGAAAGTTGGACGTTTTTTAATCCTTTAGATAGTTCTATGAACAACATTTATTCTATTGCTTCACAGACATTTGACTTTGGTAAAGAAGTTACATCTACTAGAAGTGGTGGAGGCGGAGGCGGAGGTCGCGGAGGCGGCGGAGGCGGTCGTGGAAGACAACAAAGATGATAATACGAGAAGCAAACAAATATGACTTGCCTTATTTTATCGAATTGATAGAAAAACTAGCAAAATCAGAACATATCATGCGTTATAACTACGAAAAGTTAGATCATACGCATTTAAACATGATTTTCTCTACAATATTAGCAGGCAGAGGCGCAATGTTAGTAGTAGAAAACGAAGAAACAAAGAAATTACACGGAATGGCGGCTGGACTTATCAATCCTCACTTATATGCCCCACATATTTTGATTTTAACACAAATTATTTTGTGGGTAGACGAAGGATTTAGAAAAACAGCAGGATTTAAGTTGATGCAAGCCTACGAAGACAAAACAGACGAGTATATGGAAGAAGAACGCATTAGATATGGCGTAATTACTGCTTCTCAACCGTTATTTGAAACAGATTTTAGCAAGTTCGGCTATACAATGGACGAAAAATGCTGGTCACGAGGAGAATAGAATGCCACAGGTAGTAGCCGCAGTAGTAGGTGTCTTTAACGCAGTAGCAGGGTGGTATGCTGGACTAAGTGCGGCAGCCGCATTTGCAGTACAAACAGTTGTTGTGTTTGGTGTTAGTAAAATCATGGCAAAACGTGCTATGGGAGGCTTATCTCAAGGAGAAGGTGGAGGTAGAGTACAATTACCCCCAGCAACAAACAACGTATTGCCTGTAGTATATGGTAAAGCATACGTTTCTCCAGTTATTACAGATGCAAAAATATCAATAGATCAAAAATTTATGTGGTATGTTTGTTCGTTATCAGAGCATACAGATTCTACTGCTGGTAGTGGCTTTACATTCGGTGACATCTATTGGAACGGTAATAAACTTAATGGTATCAGTGGATTTAGTAATAATGTAACTAGTTGGACTAACAATGCAGGTCAAACAGACAGTAAAGTTAATGGATACATAAAAGTTTACAAGTTTCCTAATGGTAGTACATCTGGTACAAACACTGGTGGTTTATCTGCTAGTGCTTTACTATCTGATGCAACAACTGGTGGCGGTATTCAGTCAAATATACGTTGGAATAGTAGTTTATACACATCTGGTGGACAAAGTCCAGATATGACTAACACTTGCTTTATGATTGTTAGAGTAGAGTACAACCAAGATGCAGATACAGTAGGATTAGGGTCATTAACTGTTGAGTTAAACAACTCGATCAATAAGCCAGGCGATGCAATTAAAGATTACATGCTTAACACACGTTATGGTGCGGCTATACCCCTCTCACGCATCGACACAGCATCGCTAGACGATTTAAATACTTATTCTGATCAAACGATCACATATACTGCTATAGGTGGAGGATCAGCGACACAGGCTCGTTACAGAGTCAATGGTCCAGTCAATGTATCTAACAATTGTTTAGACAATTTACAAGAATTAGTCGATACATGCGATTCATGGCTACAATACAGTG